TCTTTACATTTTGTACAGGCTTTGGACATTACTCATCTTCATAGTTTATGTCCTTGAATTCTACATCAGAAACCTCTACTTTGTCAAGAATTTCTTCTGCTTTTATTTCTGGTTGACCAAATGAACTAATGTTAATTGAAATCGTGGGGGTATTCCCGCCTTGTTTAACCTGTTCAAAAGACGACACAGGTATGATACGGTCGGTAATGATCTTCCACGCTGCCGCCTGATTTTTATGGTCGTTATCCAGAGCAGCATCAAAAATAGATTCCAAGACCTTGGCACTCTTTGGTGAATTGAGCATCCGAGCTTTATACTCATTGATGATCGCTGCGTCGCCAGCAGGACGACCCCTTAGTTCACGGTTGCCTCTTTTCTTAGCGACAACATCAGTCTTTTTTGGTCTACCCTTTTTAGGTTTAGACATCACATCTTGGTTTTCCATGTTTACCCTTTCAGTAAGGACATAGACAGTTATAAATTGACAAAGACACTATAAAGTTAGTTTTATGAACTTTAATGAAACTTAATTAAAGTAAATAAAAGTAAGTTTATAATTATAGAGTAGTAGTATTATAAATACCACACTATTGCTAATACACCTTGGTGAGCACCTTAGTCACCTTGGTTGAAACTTTAAAGTCATCCTGTATAACTTCGTAGATCATTGTACAGTACTTTTTAGCTTTGTCAAGTCTTTTTTGTATTTATTTGTATCTTTTTTGTCTACTATCTTCATAGACCTCTTGTGAACACTTTAGAGACTCAAGTGGCTCTATGCAAGGCTCTTGTGAGCAGATTCTAGTCACCTTTATTGTCTCTTTTACACAACAGTCTATCTTAGTTCATAACTTCTTTGATTTTATTAGTTTTTTAGTTACTTTTAGTCTATTTTCTCTATTGACTTTTTTGTGTACTTAGTAGGCTCCCACAAAAGTAAATCACAACAGCCACCCCCTCCCCCCATGTCTTTGTAGGTTAGTAAGTACTCACTAACTTAGCTAATGACCAATGAGTCAGTAAAGTTACTCACAAGTTATCCACAAGTGGAGAGTGTAAGGCAATGAAGCACCTATTAAGCACCACCTTAGTGCATCTGAGACACCTCATGCACCAACATGAGACATAAATGCACCATGCTAGTGCTACCTGTGGATAACACCTGTAAGCAGTGGATAACTATCTAGCCTGTGGATAACTGTCTAGAACCCTAGCAACCAAGCCATTTGTGTCGGTGTATAACCTGAGCATAACCTCAAAAGTATCTGTAAGGTTCAAGCTGGCATGGTCTGTGCATAGGTAATATCGTGACAGGGCGGTAATGCAAAGCGTTATCAAAGACTAGGCAAGGGCGGTAGATACTGCAACCACATCGTAGTGGCAAACCAAACCTAGGGATTACGGCTAGAGACAGAGATCACAATCGTCTAGCCACCTGTCACACCTCACAACGTCAACTAGTCAAGGATCGACAAAATGAACACCTCACAGATTAAACGCCTACAGACAGTCACTAATCAAAAGTGGATCGAGTGGAAGACAAATACAGATATCGCAGGTGCTCTGTCATTCTCTGTTACAGAAATCGGTGATAAGGTTTTTGTTCATGCTTCAAACACAGAGACTACAGAGTGGTATCAGAAACAGGTGATCGTTCAAATGTTGATCGGATCTAAGGGCGGTCTCAATAGTATCAAAGTAATCTAAGGGGTCTAAAATGAATTCAGTCACTCAAGCACTCAAGGCAATCAACTGGGCTTTGCACATGATCGACACTCAAGGGGTCAAAGCAGACCCTAAGATCGTAGAACAACTACGCATAGCACTCAAAGCCCTCGAAAATTCTTAATCAACACCACCAAAGGAATCACTATCATGCCAACTAAATCTGAACAACTCACACAACGTATCATTTACGTACTAGGCTTTATCGCTATAATTGTGGTCTGGATGACAGCGTAAGCGACTGCCTAACCTGTAGAGGCTCTTAACAGGGCTTCTATGGGGTAGGATGTCTACCGCTCAATCAACTTACTAAGGATCAGTACACCATGACAAACAATTCAACATTCAAACAATGGATGTCTTCGCAATACGATCAAGACGAACTCAAAGAGATCGCTTATCACGGCTGTGAATCAGGCTGTGCTGGAGGTTTGATCTACTATTCGGAGACTAATGCTCTCTATGACCTCTACGCTGAGGAACTGCACGAACAGCTGGGCAACTACTTAGATCAAACAGGTGAGCAAATGCCTAGCTATATCTCAGGTCACATAGGCAATCTGACAGCCTTTAAAAACGCTGTAGTGTGGTTTGTTGCTGAGATGTACGCTCACGACTCATTGTCTGAAACTGAGGAGGTTTAAACAATGCTAAACAATCAAGAATTCATCAACTTAGAGCGCCGATTGTGGCGTGAAGGCAATCCATTAACTGACGAACTCACGTCAACCCGTGACGAATTGATCTATCTTCTGTCTCAGGCTAGGAAAGTACTAGAAAAGTATTCACCTATGATAGCTACCTTAGCTGACGCTGACGACTTAGACTATTGGCGTGAATGGGATAACTTTGGTGACTCAATCGACAATTTAACCTATGACTTAGGAGTAAACAACAATGACTGATAACAAACAACAGCAACAGAAGGAAATCCAACATTACGAGGAAGAGTCTCATTGTCCCGCCTGTAATGGTACGGATTGGGATTGGTCTACAGTATGGGTCGTTGGTATGGAGACTCAAGCAAAAATGTGCTGTGATTGTGGCTATGTCTATGGAGGCGATTTAGAATGACTGAATCAGAATTTGAAGCTAAGTTTGACAATGGCGAATTAGACGCTGAGTTTGCCATGTTCATTAGTGAACGCTATGACGCTTGGACTAAGGGCGCAATGATGTCTTATTGGGAAGACCCTGAAGCATATACTGAGTTCAAAGATTATATGGTAGACACTATTCCTGCACAATCTTTGCTCGGTTCTAATCCTTTGGACTTATTCCCTACAATTTGGGGTTCTAAATGACAATAATTCTCATTATCTTTTGTGTAGACTTAATCTTGGAGCATGATCTATGGTAAGTGTCTTTCCTTTTCCTCCATTCCCTGCTATCCCTTGGACTGCTGAACAAATCAAGGAATACGAGAAACAACAGAGACAACAAGCACCTGAAGCACCCTTCTAAGGGCTTTAAAGGGGTCTAGAAGGCTCTGAAATAAGTAGGGTAATACCTGCACCTACCTAAGGACTAAAAATGCATTGTAGTTGCTGCGATCGTTTACTGACTGAGTTTGAATCTACTCGTCGTAACGCACACACGTTTCAGTTTATCGACTTATGTAAAGTTTGTTTTGAAGATGTTAAGCCATTTGTGCCTACCATTGACAGGACAGATTTGATAACCGAGGCTGACTTAGACGATGAACCAGAGGACGATCTGGACACAGAGGTTTCCCTAGAAGACTTTGATGCTCATATTAACTATGTAGTAGACTCTAGAGAAGACTATGATGACCGTTAAAGTCATTAAACCTTCATTAAAGTATATAACTTATTGTTATTACTATTAATGAATTCATTAAAGTCATTAAAGTAAAGTAGGACTTTACGTAAAGATTAAAGGGGTAACACATGAAACATGAAGAAACGACAGTAACACAACATGAAGATGATTATGTCTTGTTACAAGAAGAACGACACTATGTGCAGACAATTAATGCTTTTGTGGAATTGATTGTTATGTACGGATGGGATAAAGTCGTAGGTGACCTAAGGTCAGCAATGGGAGAAAAGCAATGGTAATCTCTTTGTTTGTGTTTGTCTTAACTTTGATAAAGGTGTCACTTAAGTGACAAGAAGGGGTTTAAAATGAAATATGAATTTATTGAAAAAGGTATGGCTGGAACTGCTACTTTGTCTTATGATCTGAGCAAGCCTGAGCAGGTCTTTGCGTACAAGTGTGCTTTAAAGGGCTTAGAAGCCTGTCAGATGCTTGAAAGTCTCAAAGCTACAACGGCAGGATACACAGCCTACAAAGGACTGTCTGAGAGCGTTCTAGCGGACATCATTCAAGACCTCAGTAAGTGGGAGGATGTAAAGCTATGACTGTCAAGCAAGAGCAGCGCAGCGATAGCGAGCAACTGGGTGAGCCTGTAACGTTCAAAAACGACAACGGCAACATAAAAATGACCGTGGATGCCTCTGCTCCTTTGGTAATGGTTCCTCATCCCGCTTTCCAGCAACGCACATGGGTTGGTTTGACGGATGATGACTGGGATGAAGTGCTAGAAGATTTTCCACACATTCCCGACATTAACGATTTTCAAAAAATCGAAGCCAAACTCAAAGCGAAGAATGAGCGTAAGGAGAAGAACACATGAGTGAATGGCATGGCGGTAAAGGCTCAGGAAGACGTAACGAAGACTCACAAGCAGTTCGTGACGGATGGGAGCGTATCTTCGGTGCTAAAGCACCAGTGTCCTCGCCTTCGGCTGCGGGGTTAACAGGAAAGGAAATTATGATGAATGAACATGAATATGAACACGATGATGACAACGAGATTGACAATGAAGAATACGATGAAACTGAAGGGCGTATCTGTCCTGTCTGTCGTGGTCATATGGTAGTAACAGCCACAGGTATGTATATGTTCTGTGACACTTGTGGTCATCGTGAGGAGCTGGATAATGACGACTACCTTTAATAAAGATGAAATAATTGAGATGGCTAGACAGGCTGGCATATCAATTCGTAGTAATTGGGCAGAACAAGAGCTTGAAGCCTTTGCCAAACTGGTAGACGCCAAGGCTACAGCTAAAGCGACAGATGAAGCAAACGCAAGAGCAAACGCATCGTGGACATTAATGTGCAAGAAGATGGTAGAAGCAGAGCGTGAGGCGTGTGCAAAGATTGTTGAATCAAATGCAGATGCGTGTAGGGCAGATGGTGTTGCACAAATGTATCTTTACTCAAATGCCCAAGCAATCCGAGCAAGAGGTGAACCCACATCAAGAGGTGAGCAGCGTGAGTAACTTAAAAGTAGCTTCTAAGTTCCTACGACACACCTCCTGTGAGCATTGTGGTAGCTCTGACGGCTCTTCTGTCTACGATGATGGACACCAGTACTGCCATGTGTGCCATGCTTATACATCAGGAAATGAATATGTAAACAATTCCGCATTTTCTATACATGAGAAACCTGTACAACAAACAAAAACAAAGGTATTTACAATGAAGACAACAGGGGAAGTTAAAGCTATCGTAGATCGAGGTATCTCACGTGAGACCTGTGAATACTTTGGTGTTACTCAGGCTGATGGTAAACACTTCTACCCTTATTTCGATGAAACAGGCGCTAAAGTAGCTGAAAAGATCCGATCTGTAGAGAACAAAACATTCTCTATTGCTGGAAACTTTCAGAAAGCGACACTTTTCGGACAGTCCTTGTTTCAAAAAGAGGGTAAATACATCACCATCGTTGAAGGTGAATTAGACGCATTAGCTTCTTATCAACTAACAGGATCAAAATGGCCTACTGTTAGCATCCGTAATGGAGCTTCAGCGGCTGTTAAAGACTGCAAGGCTCAGTATGAGTACCTAGACAGCTTCGAGACTATCGTGATCTGTTTTGACGCTGATGAGCCGGGACAGAAGGCAGCTAAGGAAGTTGCTGAACTGTTCGGAAATAAGGTTAAAATATTTCAACACTTGAAAGGATTTAAAGATGCCTGTGATTACCTCATTAACGGACGAGGAGCTGACTTTGTTAACTGCTGGTGGCGCAGTCCGGGTTATGTACCCGATGGGATCATCCAAGCCTCAACACTTTGGGACAGCGTATCTTCACCTGAACCAGTCGCAGAAGCCTTCTATCCATTTAAAGGACTCAATGAGTTGTTATATGGTTTACGAAGCGCTGAACTTATTACAGTCACGGCTGGATCGGGTCTCGGCAAGAGTCAATTCCTTAGAGAGATCCTTTTTAGAATCCTCGAAACAACAAAGTGGAATATCGGAGGAATGTTCCTTGAGGAATCAGTGCGGAAAACGGCCCGATCAATTATGTCTTTGCACGCAAATAAAAAACTCCATCTCCCAGATACCCCCGTTAGTGAAACAGAGTTAAAGGAGGCATTCGATGCTACTCTCGGTACTAATCGTGTTTTCTTGTTTGACCATTTCGGTTCCCTTGCTATTGATAACGTGCTTAATAGGATTCGATACATGGCCCGCGCTTGTGATTGCCGTGTTGTTTTCTTGGATCACATCAGCCTCGTTGTGTCTGGTATGGATGGGAATGATGAGCGCAAGAGCATTGATGTCTTGATGACTCGCTTGCGTACATTGGTACAGGAGACAGGTATCACTCTTATCTGTGTATCACACCTTAAACGACCTAACACTGACAAAGGACATGAAGATGGTACAGCGGTATCCTTATCTCAGCTACGTGGCTCTGGTGCTATTGCTCAGTTGTCTGATGCTGTTATCACTTTGGAGCGTAACTCCATGAGCGAGGATGCTGAAGTACGTCACACTACAAAAGTAGCAGTGGCTAAGAATCGCTACAACGGACTCACAGGCCCTGCTTGCTCATTGAAGTACGATATGGATACAGGTAGAATGATTGAAGTCACAATGGAGGAACTATGAGTTTAGACATAGATTTAATGGTTACAAAACCAACGTCAGTGTGGGAATACAACATCACTCACAATGTAAATAAAATGGCTATGCAAGTGCAACTTGGTGGAGGTTTGACTTTGTATGCGGTGTTGTGGAGACCGGATGAACATGGTATGAAGTTTGCTCGTGATATTTCAGACCACTTAATACAAGGTTTTGAGATTCTTCGCAAAGATCCTGAATACTATAAACAATGGAATCCTGAGAATGGATGGGGCAGCTACGATGGCTTGTTACAGTTTGTGTCTGAATACCGCAACGCTTGCCTAGACAACCCTGATGCAGAATTGAGGGTATCACGATGATTGAAATGATGATTGTTGGTGCTACAGGCATCGGTTACGCTATCGTTGGTACGTTACAGAGCCTTAAAGGTGAGTACGCTAACGGTATGATCTGGATTGGCTACGCATTTGCACAGGTAGGTTTATTCTTAAATCTAAAATGAGACTATCAATGCGTCAAAAATATATTGATGAGCGAGTTGGTGGAACTTGGTTTATTTTTGGAGAACATGAAGACGGTGCTGTTGACATCTCTAACGGCACAGATGATGTGTTTACAAAACTTTCTTTAAATCAAGCTTTAAAGTTAATCGAAATACGTGATAACTTCATGGAAAAACTTTACCAAGAACTAAAATGAAACGAATAGCTCTCGACATTGAGACCAACATGGCACATGATGTTATTCATCTATGTGTTACTCAAGACATTGACACACAGGAGGTACGTGTATGGAAAGCTCCAACAGGACTTTGGGACTACTTAAAGGACGCTACGTTGATCGCAGCTCACAACGGAATATCATTCGACTTTCCGATCTTAAACAAGCTATGGAAGACCAAGATTGGACTGAAGCAAGCATACGACACACTCGTAGTGTCAAGACTACTAGAGCCAACGAGGGACGGGGGTCACAGCCTAGACGCATGGGGAAAGACACTTGGAGTAGCAAAGCTGGACTACAAAGCAACGTGGCAATGGATGATGAACAGAAGGGAAGAGTATGAAGGAGAATGCTTTGACAAACCGGTGGAAGAATTACTTACTTACTATTGTAGAAGGGATGTTGCCGTTCTTAATAGTTTGTTTAATGCTCTTTGCGGCAGCTTGCACGATAAGGGCTTCTCAATGGATTCTGTCGCTCTAGAGCATCAAGTAGCAGCTATCATAAGCAAGCAAGAGAAGAATGGCTTCAAACTAGACACCATTCACGCTACTTGTTTACTAGCTGAACTCAAGGGGAAGATGAGCGCTATCAATGACAGGATGCAGGAACAATGGCCTCCATACGAAGTTGAGCGTATCTCTGAGAAGACAGGTAAAACTTTGAAGCCTGAATTGGTAGTATTTAATCCTGCCTCACGTCAGCAAGTAGCTGATAAGTTGATTGGATTAGGATGGAAACCTACTAAGAAGACTGAGAAGGGTTCAGTAATCGTTGATGAATCTACTTTGCAAGGACTCAAGTGGCCTGAAGCTCAGATGATCGCTGAGTACTTTATGTTACAGAAACGTATCGCTCAGATTGAATCATGGTTAGAGGTTGTAGCTGCTGATGGTAGGGTACACGGTAGAGTCATCACAAACGGAGCTGTAACAGGTCGTATGACTCACATGAAGCCTAACATGGCACAGGTCCCTAACTCAGGCTCACCGTATGGCCCAGAATGTAGACAGTGCTGGACTGTAGAGGAAGGTAACGTCCTAGTTGGATGTGATGCTAGTGGTTTAGAGCTGCGTATGTTGGCTCATTACATGAAGGATAGCGGATATGTCAGAACGGTTACAGAGGGTTCTTCAAAAGAAGGTACAGACGT